ATTGTGGAAAATGTAAATCAGTTAAGAACCATGTGGTTTGACCCTCCTCAAAGGCGCCTTGCGTCTTGGCGAGAGTTTCGAAAAAGTTTGGACACAAGTGATATAGAAGATACTTGTGTACGTATTTTTAGTTGGTGGAGTTATGCTCCACTGGCTGCAATAAGCATTGATCCCTATGATGTGCGTACTTGGCCCAGTGTTTGGGAAATGTTACACAGAGGAGATTTTTGCAAATTTAGTACTGCAATTGGCATGAGCTACACGTTTTTTTATATTGACGAAAAGTTAAAAAATAATATACTAAGAGTGTACGATCATGTAAATTCAGATATATATACGACAACCCTTATTGACAATAAGTGGTTATTAAATTATAACATGAGCTCGGTTGCTAAGTGGACAGAAGTTCAAGACAAACTCACAGTACAGGAGTCTTGGACATGCAAAACAATTGTGGAAGCCACAAAGCATCATGAAGCAGTATAACAACAGATTAGGTAGAAGTAGATGAGTGATATTCAAGTAATAAAAAGAAATGGCGACAAAGAGTCGCTAAACATAGAAAAACTTCACAAGGTAGTTTTTAACGCATGTGAAAACATAAGTGGCGTAAGTGCAAGTGAAGTAGAAATAAAATCACAAATTCAATTTTACAACGGTATACAAAGTAGCGACATCCAGGAAACACTTATCAAAAGTGCGGCAGATTTAATCTCAGAAGAAACTCCTAACTATCAGTGGGTAGCAGGACGTTTGATTAACTATCATTTGCGTAAAATGGTATATGGAGATTTTACACCCTGGCATATTTTGGACCTGATTAAAATGAATGTACAACGTGGTTTTTATGATCCAGCATTGCTGGAAGATTATACTGCTGATGAATGGGACATTTTAAACAATTACATTAAACATGCACGTGATGAGGAAATTAGTTTTGTAGGTATGGAACAATTCCGTGGAAAGTATCTAGTACAAAACCGTGCAACAGGACAAATATTTGAAACGCCACAAATGGCATACATGCTTATTGCGGCAACATTGTTTAGTGATTATGCAAAGGACGAACGTATACGTTGGGTAAAAGATTATTATGATGCAGTAAGCACATTTGATATCAGTTTGCCTACACCAGTAATGGCAGGTGTACGTACTCCACAAAGACAGTTTAGCAGTTGTGTGTTAATTGAAACAGACGATAGTTTGGATAGTATTAATGCTACTAGTAGTGCAATTGTAAAATACGTTAGCCAAAAGGCTGGTATTGGCGTAGGTGCAGGCAGTATTAGAGCTATAGGTAGCCCTATACGTAAAGGAGATGCAACACATACAGGTGTTATTCCGTTTTACAAAATGTTCCAAGCGGCTGTTAAAAGTTGTAGCCAAGGTGGGGTGCGTGGCGGTGCCGCTACACTTTACTATCCTATTTGGCATTTAGAAATAGAAGATTTACTTGTTCTCAAGAACAACAAAGGAACAGAGGACAACCGGGTGCGTCACTTGGACTATGGTGTGCAGTTTAATAAACTGATGTATGAGCGTCTTATTCAAGGTGCTGATATAACACTTTTTAGTCCTAGTGATGTGCCAGGTCTGTATGAAGCCTTTTTTGCAGATCAGGACAAGTTTAAAGAGATATACGAAAAAGCAGAGCGTACAACAAAAATACGCAAAAAGACTATACCAGCGGCAGAGCTGTTTAGTGCATTTATGGAAGAGCGCAAAAACACAGGGCGTGTGTACCTAATGAATGTTGATCATGCAAACGATCACAGTGCGTTTGATAAGCATCAAGCACCAGTACATCAGAGTAACTTGTGTTGTGAAATTAATTTGCCCACTAAGCCACTACAACAGATTGATGATCCTGAGGGAGAAATTAGTCTTTGTACATTAAGTGCAATTAATTGGGGTAACTTACGTAACCCTGCAGACTTTGAAAAGCCATGTACACTTGCTGTACGTGGACTAGATGCACTGCTGGATTATCAAAAGTATCCAGTGCTAGCGGCAGAAATGAGTACAATGAAAAGACGCCCGTTAGGTATTGGTATTATTAACTTTGCTTATTGGCTAGCAAGAAACGATACAAATTATCAGGAACCAGATCTTAACTTAGTTGATGAATGGGCAGAAGCCTGGAGTTATTATTTGATCAAAGCAAGTGCTGATCTTGCGGCTGAAAAAGGAGCATGTCCAGGAACACCTGAAACACATTATGGAAACGGTGTAACACCGAATCAAACTTACAAGAAGGATGTAGACGAACTCGTACCTCATATGGAAAGAATGCCATGGGACGATTTAAGAGAGCAACTAAAAAGAACGGGGATTCGCAACAGTACGCTAATGGCTCTGATGCCCGCAGAGACCAGTGCCCAAATTAGTAACAGCACCAACGGTATTGAACCTCCTAGAAGTTTTGTAAGTGTAAAGCAAAGCAAGCACGGTGTGTTAAAACAGGTTGTTCCTGGCATACATAGACTAAAAAGCAAATATGATTTACTTTGGGATCAAAAGAGTCCTGAAGGATATTTAAAAATTATGGCTGTGCTACAAAAGTACATAGATCAAGGAATAAGTGTAAATACAACATACAATCCAACATTTTATGAGGACGAAAAGATTCCGTTAAGCGTAATGCTACAACACTTGATTATGTTTTACAAATATGGTGGAAAACAGTTATACTATTTTAATACATTTGATGGACAGGGAGAACTGGATATCAATGCAGACGAACAAGAATTACCTGCAGGTGAGCAGGACGATGAAGATTGCGAAGCATGCGTAATATAAGGAGTAGAATCAATGAGCGTATTTAATGCACAAAAAGAAGGACATCACACAGAAGCTTTAGCGTTTTTAGACCCTGAAGGCGGTGTAGATATCCAACGTTATGATACACTAAAGTATCGTAAGTTTGATCAGTTAACTGACAAACAACTTGGTTTCTTTTGGAGACCAGAGGAAGTAGATATTTTAAGAGATGCAAAAGACTTTAAAGACCTAAACGAACACGAAAGACACATTTTTACCAGCAATTTAAAACGCCAGATTCTACTAGACAGTGTCCAAGGTCGTGCGCCTGCTGAAAGTTTTGGAAGCCTTGTAAGTATTCCTGAATTGGAAAACTGGATTATTACATGGACATTTAGTGAAACAATTCACAGCCGTAGTTATACGCATATTATTCGCAACGTTTACAGTGACCCTAGCAAAGTATTTGATGAAATGCTAGAGCTAAAAGAGATTGTAGAATGTGCAGATGACATCAGCAAGTATTATGATGAGCTTATTGAACTAGGCGGTTATTACAATCTGTTGGGCGAAGGCACACATACTGTAAATGGTAAAAAAGTTGTAGTAAACAAATACGAGCTTAAAAAATCCCTTTACAAAACTATTATGAGTGTTAACATTTTGGAAGGCGTGCGTTTTTACGTGAGCTTTGCATGTAGTTGGGCATTTGCTGAACTTAAAAAGATGGAAGGCAATGCTAAAATTATTAAACTTATTTGTAGAGACGAAAACCTACACCTAGCAAGTACACAATATTTGCTAAAAGTTCTACCAAAAGACGATCCAGATTATGCACAAATTGCAAAAGAGGTAGAAGAAGAAATGGTACAAATGTTTGTAGATGCAGTTGACCAGGAAAAAGAATGGGCGCATTACTTGTTTAAAGATGGCTCAATGATTGGTCTAAACGAAAAACTACTAAGTGATTTTGTAGAGTGGATTGCAAACAAACGTATGACAGCCGTGGGACTAAAAAGTCCTTACAGTGTACCACAACAAAGTCCACTACCCTGGACACAAAAATGGATCAGTGGAGCAGACGTACAAGTTGCACCACAAGAAACAGAAATTAGTAGTTACGTAATTGGCGGCGTTAAAAAAGATGTAGACACAAATACATTTTCAGGACTGAGCTTATGATAAACGTAGTTGTTTACAGTAAAACAAATTGCCCTTATTGTGTAATGGCAAAACAACTACTTAAAAAGAGTAACATCGAATTCACTGAAAAACTAATCGGTGTAGATGTTACTCGAGAACAACTCATGGAAGTTGCGCCTAATGCAAGAACTGTACCGCAAATTGTAATCAACAATCAAGTTATTGGTGGTTATAATGAACTAATATCGTACATGGAAAATACTAATTTTAACGGAACAGGATACACACTATAATGTTACTAGACGTAAGAAAAACTGGCGATGTAGTCGCCCTTAAACTAATGAGCGGAGAAGAGGTAGTTGGAAGTTTTCAGTCTGATGCTGATAACAAAATTACCCTTCGCAAGCCATTAGCAATGGCTTTAACACCACAAGGTCCTGCGCTAGCACCTTGGATTGCAAGTGCTGATATTGAAATTACCAGTAACTTTGATATAAACAAGGATCATGTTGTAACAATGGTTAAAGCACACAAACCTATTGCAGACGCCTACACACAAGCAACAACAGGCATAGATATGAGTCTGCAAGGCACAGGTATTACTCCCAGATAAATATACTTAACTAGGAGAATATAATGCCAGTAGTTCACAGAGATACAGATGCCCGAAGTTGTGGCGCACAAACACAGGCCGCTAATCCAAATGTATACACAAACAATTTACTTACCGCTGTAAACGGTAATCCAAATACTCATGGCGGAGGCGAGCTAAAAGCCGCTAATCCTAATGTGTATATAGGAGGAGTATTAGTAGTTGTAGATGGAAATAGTGCAGCGGGAGATTCATATTGCCCTATACCAGGAGGCTCCCATTGTAACCCTAAAGCAGAGGGCGGAAGCAGTAATGTTTGGATAGGGGGTTAGTGAATGTCTGTAGACTTTCCCAACGGCGTTGCAAGTGTAAACGAATACTTAGATACTAGACATCATGTTAAAACTGATGTAACAGGTCAAGTAGGCGACAATGCAAAAATAGTTGTAAAGAGCGAATATGATTACACAATGCGTGAAATCATATGTAACCTGTTGGCTGGAAGAGGACTTAAACTTCCTAACTTACAAGTATGTTTAAGTGTTAATTTAAAAGCAATCTTAAACACACCGGGTATTCAGCAAGAATTATTAGATGCACTAGATGATTTAGACAAACAGTTTGATGAATTTATGGACCACACAAACATAGAAAATGTGTTGGGACGTATTAATAAAGCTCTTGCAGAAGTAACACAAATTGCAAACATGATTAACTTCTGTGCTACACCAGTTGATCCTATTGCAATCCCCAATGTACTAGAACAAACAATGGATAGTTTTTTAGGTTCTGGTAAAAGTTTAATTAATCAAATAGGTAATATGGTTCCAGATAAAGTAGGAGGATGTCTTGCTTTTGATGGTAATGAATTTAATTTAAACTTGTTTAGTGGAGGAATACTAGGAGATCTAAGTGCAGACTGGCTAAGAGTAAAAGGCGGACAACTTACACAAAACGAATTAAGTGCATTTAGTGCAAGAATAAACAGTATTAAAGATGATTTTAAAAGCCTAATAGACAGAGAAAATAGTGTATTAGGAACAGAAAAACTTGGCGGTAGTAGCCATGCAAACGACACTGATACTAATGCAAGTATTAACACAGGCATGGGTGTATTACACAATGCAGATGAAGCTGGCATACAAGGTAACACACGGATTGCAAGTTTAATTAAAGCATTATACGACAAGTTTGCAGGATATCCTGTTGTAGATGCAGATGGAAATGTTTACAACAATATATTTGAACTAATACTAGAACCAGGTATGCTGGACTTGTTACGTTCAGACATAGATCCAAGTCCTGATATTAGTGCAACACAGCCAGTATTTAATTACTGTGGAGAAGTTGTAGGATATACTACAAGTTTTGATCAAACAAGTCCCAAAGAAAGTACAGGAGATATTCCTGTTGACCCCAATAGTCCAGGCTTTAATGCTGGAGGCTTCCCTACTAATGCAAGCGGAGGCACTACAGGAGTTGGTGGCACAACAGTAATTAATAGTACAACAATTAGTGGCGGAGAAATTTTTATTGTGGGCAGTGAAGCCGCACAATTAAACTTAACATTAAAAGAAAGCGACATTGTTGTAAGAACAGACTTGGGAATAAGTTTTGTAAAAAATGCACAAAGCACAGGAACAATGGCAGATTTTACACAACTTGCTATTCCTTTTGATCAGTTTGTACAAAATTTAGATAAAGAAACCGGTAGTGGTATTGTTGTTAAAGATGGTATTTTTAGTAAAACCAGACAAATTGTACCCACAAGCGGACAACTTATTATTAATAATCAGAACGGCACAGCCGGCGATATAGAAATTGGTATGGCAGAAAATCCAGTGTTACCTGGTACAAAAGCCGTACAAATACCACGTGGTACAACAAACCAAAGACCAAACACAGAACCAGGAGAGATGCGTTACAATACAACTGTAGACGCATACGAAGCATATTTTGGTGGCGCCAATGCAGGTTGGCGTAGTTTTGCCACAGGCAGTAGCAGTGTAAACAATGCAAGTAACCTTGGAGGCGGACAGGGTGTTTTTGTACAAAACAACAACGGAAACTTGGAATTCAAGAGTCTGTTAAGCACAGGTGCAGTAACACTTACAACTAACAATGCAACAATAACAATTGGAGATGATCTTACGTTAGTTGCAGTTGGTACTGGCGAAAGTCTTATAAAGCAAAGAAACATAAATGCATTGGAGTTTAAATCTGTAAAAGCAGATAATAACATTACAGTAAGCAGTACACCTGATGAAATAACAATTAGTGGCGATACCACTATAAAGAAAACAACAGTTCAAACAACAGATGCCAATTACACTGAAGCACTGTTTAATAGCTCTAGAATAGCGCCTGACAACAACCAAAGCTGGTTTATAACTGTTACTGCTATAGGACGCAGAACAAATGGTGTTGGTACTATGGCTATAAAACGTGAAGCAGTAGTTGATAATACTAACGGAAGTGTTACAATTGTAAGTGATGAAGGCAATAGTGTTGTTTACAACAACAATGTACAAAGCAATTGGGAACTAGTGTTTTATGACGACAACAACGATTTTAGAATTTTTGTTAAGGGCGAAGCAGGAAACGACATAAACTGGGCAGTAAAAGTAGACTTTTTACCAGTTTCATAACTTTATACAATAAAAACAAAACTTTTTGCTTGACATGTATAGTGCTTTACTGTATATTCTATATATTGCGTGGTATGAACTACCGCGACCGAAGTAACATATATACAATAGAGGTATAAAATGAGAAGCGCATTATGTGATGACGGAAAGCGCCGCATGATTGCAAAAGTTGAGGTACCAGTTGATGGTACTGAAATTGCAACATATGCAATGGGTCATCCAACTATGAAAGAATATGCAAACCCTATGCATGGCATAGAAAAATTAAATAAACGCCAGATATATCAGCTGGCAAAAGACACTATTAGAGAATTCGGCATACACGTGCCTTATGATATAGTTAGTGAACGTTGGAAAGAACAACACAGACAACGTGTAACTAATTATGTTGTAGAGATGTTTCCTGAGTGTGATTAAAAAAAATTACTAAAAGTATAACTTTTTGCTTGACAAGTAAGACGTTTTACCTTATAGTATAAGTATGAGCAAAGGAGATATTATGTTTAAGTTTTTATATACATTTTACAGTCATGCAGTGCTTGGTGCTATTGCAGGATTGTTACTAATTAAATTAGTACTTTACATAATATAAAACAATCTTAAATAATGAAGCGTGAGAGCAGTATGAAAAATTTAGTAAGTGGAGTACTTAATGTTATTGTAATTATAGCGATTACAACAACAGGTTGGCAAATTGCCATTGCTAAAGAAGCAGACCTATTAAGTACAGAAATGTTTGAACAAGAACTTTGCATGGCAAAGAATATATATCATGAAGCACGTAGTGATAACGTTGCAGGTATGTATGCAGTTGCAGATGTAGTCCTTAACCGTGTACAAGATAGCAGATATCCCAACACAGTATGTGATGTTGTATATCAAGGCCCAGTACGTGAGAGTTGGAAGACAAAAAATGATCCTGACTTGCCTGATGACCAGAGAATTTACTATCCTAAAAGACACATGTGTCAGTTTAGTTGGTATTGTGATGGTAAATCAGATGATGTGCATGACGAAACTGCATGGGCTCTTTCACAGGAAATTGCATATAAAATTATGAATGACAGAAAACACAGAGGTATTACAGAAGGTAGCACACATTATCATGCTACATATGTAAATCCTAAGTGGAGTAAAGAACTAACTACAGTAGGTAGAATAGGAAGCCATATCTTTTATCGTTGGGATTAAACTGTATCAATTGCATAAATACACATAATAAAAGGGATTATGTGTAATGCTAATACAAGAAGTAACCACAGACGTACAAGAAGGCGTAAACGACCCACATATTTTTAAAGCCGTTTTTATGGCTGGTGGTCCAGGTAGTGGAAAGAGTTATGTTGCTAAAAAACTCCTTTCCAGTACTGGACTTAAATCTGTGAATAGTGATACTGTTATGGAACTTCTATTCAAAAAGCAAGATTTAGAACTTAATCCTGATACAATAGCAAGTCCAAAAGGACAAGAAGTTAGACAGACGGCTAAGCGAATAACTAAAAATGCACAAATGGGTTATTTAGATGGTCGTTTAGGATTGGTAATTGACGGCACAGGAAAAGATGTAGGAAAAATTAAAAAACAAAGCGAAATGCTACAGGAACTTGGTTATGATACAATGATGATATTTGTTAACACAAGTTTAGATGTAGCGCAGGAACGTAACACACAACGTGCTAGAAGTCTTCCAACTGACATGGTAAAAACTATGTGGAAGGAAGTTCAAGACAACATAATGAAGTTTCAGCAAGGCTTTGGAGCGTCAAATTTTCATATAGTAGATAACAGTGGCGGGTTAGAAGACCCAGCCCGTAAAGAAAACTTTGACCAGGTTTATAGAACCATACAGAAATTCATCAATACTCCTCCTAGTAAAAGACAAGCAAAAGCGTGGATTAAAAACGCACAACAAGCAAAAACACAGGGGTAGTTTAAATGTATGAGTATAAGTGTAAATTAACAAGAGTGATCGATGGAAACACAATAGATGCAGAAATAGATCTAGGGTTTAATGTTGTTGTAAGACAACGTATTAGACTGTATGGCATCGAAACACCAGTACTGCAAACAACAGATGCAGAACAAAAGGAAAAAGCAATAGCCGCTAGGACAAGATTAATAGAAATACTACCTAAAGAATTCGTTTGTAAAACTATACTCAATAAGCGTGGCAAGTTTGGTCGTGTATTAGGACATGTATATTTTAAGAAGGAAGACGGCACTGATATTTGTTTAAATGATATGCTAGTACAAGAAGGTATTGCAAACAAGTATGAGATGCACACAAAAGAATGAAAATATTTGGTATTTGGACATTATTTATAGCACTATGTATTAGTGTAGTTGCGGCATGGTATAGTATTATAGGACTTACTGCTATTTTTGCCGCGGCATTTATACCTATTGTAATTATGGGTAGTGCGTTAGAAGTTGCAAAAGTTACAACTGCAATATGGTTACACCGTTATTGGCATATTGCACCGTTCTTAATGAAATTTTATTTAACTACTGCAACTGTTGTGCTTATGTTTATTACAAGCATGGGTATATTTGGTTTTCTATCTAAAGCACATATTGAACAAACTAGTGCGGCAAATGAAAGTGTTGCACAGATAGAACGTATTGTAACTGAAATTGCACGTTATGAAGCAATAATAGATCGTGCAGAGCAACGTATTGTAAAAGCAGAAGCCAGCACAGGCGAGCGCAATACAGACATACAAGCACAAATAGACAAAGAACAAACACGTATTGATACAGCATATGATCGTATTCAGCCTGCTATTGATGAACAACAAACAATTATAGACACTGAAGCAAAACTTATAGAAGACCGTGTAGCAGTGTTTACAGAAAGCATTGCTAGTTTAGATACAGAACTTACAAGGCTAAATGGCTTAGTAGATGAGTATCGTTTACAACTTAAAAATACAAGTGTTGCAAGTGTAGAAGCACAAGTAAAACCTTACTTGGATCAGATTGCACAATTAGATTCAGATATTGCACGTTTAGACAAACAAGCCGCAGATTATGAAAAACGTATTGCTGAACTAAAGCCTGACTATAGTGCAGTAGACACTTTACAAGAGCAAATTGCGGCAGTAGAGCAACAGATTGTTTTAGTAACAAATAAATTACAAAGTAAAGAAAGAGCAAAAATACAAGAAGGACAAGCAGTAATAGGTGTAACAAGTGATGGTTTATTTGGCAGTAATACAACAAGAGCATATAACACTTGGTTAGAAGCTCAAAGAGCTCGCATTGCAGACTTACAAGGTCAGGAAACAAAACTTAAAGCACAAGCGCAAGACGTTGTAGCAGTAGAGCGTAATAGATTAACAGAGCTTGTTAAGGACTTACGTGGCGCACAAACACAGGCAGTACAAGAGCGCAAGCAAGGTTTGCTAACAACAATAGATACAATTCGTAACAATGCGGCTGGAGATTTAAAAAGCACACAAGATGCTATACAAACAAAAATAGACGGAGTGTTAAACACAGACATTCCATCCAATCGTGCAGACCGCAAAATTGCACAAGAAGAAATTACAAAACTACGTAATACTAACAGCGATAAAGTTACAGCCGCAAGGAAAGAAATTGCACGATTACGTGATAATGTAAATGCACAAATTTTACAAAGCAATCAATTGATTGCTGAATTACGTAATAATTTAACTGTAGGCAAAGACGCAGACGCTGATAGTATTATAGATGAACAACAAAATAAAATTCGTGAAGCAAATAATACTATTGACAACTTAACAGAAAAAAAGTATAGTTTAGAAGCTGAAAATAGAAAACTAGAAGCTGAGGTAGGACCAGTTAAGTATATCGCAGAAATGGTATACGGTGAAGCCGCAGACAGAAGTAT